TGAGACAAAGAGATATAGATTTCAATGTCTCAAACAGTTACCTAAGTTGGAACTTTGGTTACTGTCCGTTGATGCGTGATATACTCACTATTCTACGTGCCCTTGCGAATGTTCGAAAGAGGGTGAAATACCTTCTTAGTCAGATGCACAAATTACGGACTATAAAGGCCGTAATTAACCAGTACCCCGTCGGTAAGCAGTCGGATGACTCCGTCTACTCTACCTACGGGCTTGGTGATCTGTGTGATGGTATGTTTAATTATACCAACACAGCATCTCAAACTAGTTGGGACTGCGGGGAGACGGTCGTGCCGAAGTGCGGGTTGAGATACTCGCTCTTCTGCCCTCCGCTCTCTGAGTTTCAACTTCGAATCAGGACCTATCTGGAGACCTTTGGAGTCGCCTGGGATCCTGTCATCGTCTGGAATGCCATACCGTTCAGTTTTATACTGGATTGGATATGGGATTTATCTGGCTGGCTCGATCAGATTGAACGTAAGTCCACTCTGCCGGTCCAGCTAAGGCTTTGGGACTTCTACATAATGTGGAAGTACCAAGGCACGTTCACGCTGCACGTCAACCATCCTCGTGAGAGGTGGTTGGGAGGCAACGCGACGGGTCTAACCTCGTACACAACTCACTATCCAGTGAAGTGTGAAAGGTTCCGTCGTGTCCGGTTCTTTCCGGATAAGCGGCACCTTAAGATGGCACGGTGGGATGAGAACGTCATTGAAAAGACGCTCTTGGGCGCCTCTCTCGCAACTACCGAACAGGTGTTGCGGAAGTGGAACCCCCGTGTTCCTAAGCGATTTGGTCCCCATGATCGCACAATTCAGGCTATCTTCTACGACCTTAACATCAAGCGCAATACTGCGCGAAATCGTTTCGTGTCGTAGAATACAAATCATTAGGAGGACAGTATGATTGCTGACCCACTAACGATTAGCAGTAACACCTTTGCTTTCTCGGGGAATTATCCCCTTGCGAACGTCGCTGACGTTCAGAGCAAGGCTGTTAATACGCTGCAACAGAATGGTAGGTCTACAACCCGCCAATTCTCTGCTAGTGACCTCGCGACCCTTCAACTTGTGAAGGGCAAGGTCACGATCTCGCACACCGACACCAAAGACGGTCGTACGAGGAGCGTATTGCGCGTCGATGCGTCCAAATTGGACGCGGCGCTTGCCGAGCACTCGACGGGATGCTACCTGGTCATTGACCGGGCTGCATCTCCGACAGGAGACGACAACACTGCCATCGCCAAGGCACTGGCTACTCTGTTCCTGCTCTGTGTGAGCGGAACGGGTGCTGGTGCATTGTCGACGACTTCGACGTTCACTGAGTTCCTGAACGGAGAGCCTTAGTCGCTAGGGGCGTAGTTGCCCCCTAGCAAGACGAGACTCCCCGCAGCTCCCAGATCGGGGCTGTGTGGTTGCACTTCCGTGTGGAAGTGTGATCCGAGGGTGTCTGCAAGAAGCTGTCACCTCCTACTCGAATAGTTACCATATATATGGACACTAAGAATAGCGAGCTCGACTTCGCAGTCGAGTTGACAGTTGATCTGCTTGCAGATATAGCTGATGCCGTTGGCTTCAATGCATCTCGGGACGCACTTACTGTGCGTCATCGATGTGCATCTGAAGGATTTGCCTTCTTAACGAAGACACTTCCTGCTTTGGGGAAGGCGTTTGATTGCGCCCTATCCAAGCCGAATACTCCCATGACGTATCCTGGATTTAGAACCCAGGACGGTTTCCCGAGATTTCTCGGTGACCTGTTCAAGTTAGTATTCGACCAGACAGGTAAGTCCCTGTCAGATGCAGCTCCATCGGTTGTCAGACACGTTCGGCAAATACTGTACCTTTGGTACAAGTATGAGCTCCCGTATACTCAAGAGCAGGAAATCGCCCTCGAAAAGCGGTTTCTTGAAACGGATGCAGCACTACCAGCAGAGCTTCCTGAGTGTCCTGTTTTACAGGGCGCTCGTGATCTCATTGCTCGCGTCGTCGCAGATTTCAGCTACCAAGCTGTATCGCCACGTCACGGGCCCGGCAGTGTTGCAACAAGAGAGCAACCTTGGGAAAAGTGGCGGTTTACCCGCCTCTACCAATCCATTGAACGGTTCTTCCCGTTCACGGAGTGGTTTGTCCCGTCTGTTGCCTTTCTCTGCAGGTCGCGAGACCCGCTGAGAAACCTCGAGATCCTGGAGGGTGGGACGGCTCGCGCCGTCTTCGTCCCGAAGGACTCTCGAGGACCTCGGCTCATTTCATGTGAGCCTCTTGAGTATCAATGGATCCAGCAAGGCATCGCATCCGAGCTTGTGTATTGTATTAACAAACACGAGTATACCTCGGGGAGAGTGAACTTCACTCACCAAGAGGTGAATCGGCGCCATGCCCTTATGGGTTCCATGGGTGCAGGATGGGTTACGTTGGACATGGCAGATGCATCCGATCGCGTTTCGACCGTACTGGTCGAGCGATTGTTTGCGAATACGCATGTCTTGGACTACTTGCTTTGTAGCAGGAGTCCGTGTACCGTATTACCATCTGGTCAGCCTGTGCGGATGAACAAGTTTGCTCCTATGGGTTCAGCTTTATGCTTCCCAGTGGAGAGTCTTGTGTTCTTCGCACTAGCTGTGAACGTGTTGGTACACCACCTCGGATACCCGCTTGATAAAGCGTGTGCTCGAGTAAAGGTGTACGGTGACGACATAATTGTAGGCCGCGAAGACTATGCGGCCCTCATGCAGTACTTCCCCTATGTTGGACTTTCGTTCAACGAGAAGAAGTGTTGCACTAGTGGCTCATTTAGAGAGTCATGTGGCATGGACGCCTTCTCTGGCGAAGATGTCACTCCGGTAAAATTCCGGACTAGGTTTCGTCGTCGACGAGACAGCGCTGCGCTAGTCTCGTGGGTCGAGTATAGCAATATACTCGATTTTCGAGGTTACTATCGTACCGCGCAGTTTATTGAAGACGAGTTGTGGAATGCTCGATGCTATGAAGCACCGGATATTCCAGTTTTGGAACATGGGCATATGCCCGTTCCCTGTCTCGCCTTCCGTAGGCATGCTAGCTCTATCCGCAGACCGGCTCTAAAGGCCAAGAACAACTATCGTTGGAACGAAAAGTTCCAGCGACTGGAGTTCCGTGGCGTCTGCGTTCGGGGACTCACAGTTAATCGTGAGATTCCTGGTTGGCAACGCCTCTTCGCATCTATTGCGAAGGCGTTACCCCGCCAGTTCCCGCCATTCCGAAACGTTCTAGCTACTCCACTCGGAGTAGCCGATACGTTAGGGAAGGAAGAATTAGAGCCAGGCTCGTTCCCCGTCCGACGGCGGGTTACCCTCATCCGTCGGTGGTGTGACCTAGGTCACAAGCCTTAATTGGCTACCTGACGCAACTGCGTCCCTTGGTGGGCGCTTAGCAGAGC